AGAAAAACCCTTTTTGGAAAATAATACCATCGCTAACTTGTATACAATAGCTATCTCCATCTGCTTCAAATGAAGAATTACTTGTTAGAGTTGTGATTGTATCAATTAAATTATTAGCATCTAAAGAACCAAATCTAGACTGATTTGGACTATAAATATAAAGAGTATCTCCTGGAGAAAATCTATTTATATCTTCTCCAGCTGGTCCAGTTCCAGTATAGAAATAATCTAGATAAAATCTATTTGTATTCGGTTGTGTTAAAGTTAGACCATCTTTAGCAATTTTAATTGAAGCTCTTACGGCTGTGTTTGAGTCCTGAGAATTAGTTACTACATAACTTGAATCTAAATCAGAAGGTTTTAATTCTACGTTAGAAGAAAATCTATCACTCAAAGAAATATAATGAGTATTAGGGTAATATGTAATTGCAACCCCATCAACAATAGAACCATCTTTGAAGATATGATTACCAAAACGTTCTATTTGATTTTGAGTAATTGTTTGAAGTTGTGTTAACTCTCTAGCCTGTACAGCTGTAGATGGTCTGAAGAGAACTCTATGAAATCTTTTATCTTCATTATAATCGTCAAAATATGGTGGTTTGTTAAAATCAGTTTCTAAAGATGACATTTGTTTTCCTGTTTTTAATTCTTAATAAGAAGCTTAAATTCTTCAGTTTGCTCGTCAGAGCGATTAATATTATTTATATTTTCTACATAAATTGGTTTTAAATTCTTAGGATATATATCAGAAACTTCATTTATTGATATTGTAGATAAAGAATTATTACTTGAATCTTTAATATATTCTCCATCGATGAAATTTTTATCACCTACCAAATATAGTTGAGAAGTATTAGAAAAAACAACAATTCCCTTAGCATTGCTTGTGTTACCAAAAACTGTAGTACCAATAGATAAAGTGTTAGAAACTGAAACATTAGCTTTTAAAACTTGATCAAAAGTATTAGCTGTATATCTATTACCATAAGAAATAGAACCAGAAGAAACATTTGATATTAGTTCATTAGGGTTTTTTAAAATACCTATTTTGTTATACACTACATTAGAAGTCAAAATATTATTTGCTTCTGTGTTAGCAAATTGAAAGTTTATTGATAAACCTTTTGCATTAAGTTCTATTGCTGGATCAAAACCGTGCCCTCCAGGAGGAGGAACAATAGCATAAACATTAGCACCAGTACCAAAAGAATTATTACTTTGAATACTAACATTACACCAACTAATATTTGAACCAGATTCAAGCATAACAACTTCGCTTATTGTATTGCCAGAATCGCTGTTAATTACTGTATAAGCTATAGGATCAGAATCACCATCTGAATCAAAAACTACCTTCGGGCTTATGGTATATTTCGAAATACCAGGAGCAATAGTTGATACATTTATAGAGTTGTTTGAAACATAAACCCAATTTCCTTGAGAATTGGAAACATAATCTTGTACATCTAAAAGTTGAGCAGTTGATGTATCGGATGTATTATAAATGTATATTGAATTTTTTACATAATAGTCATTAATTGGTTTTGCTGTATTTTCAATTTGAATAATATAACCATTTCAACTTGAATCTATAGATAAAACATTACCACTATGGTAAGTTTCATAACCAATACCACCGTTGGATATAATAACAACATCAACGCCAGCCCTAGAAGAAGATGTTGATGATAAAGATGCATTTGTAAAGACAGGAACATAATCATCTGATGCAAACTTTTCATAATTTTTATAAGAAATAGATGTCAAATATCTCCATTTATAATTATCTGCAGTTTGAAAAGTTGAAGTTTGTGTAGGCACACTTATAGATGAAGGATCAACTGTTGATGGTGCTCCATTTGCATTATCAATACATTTATAGATATTATAATTACCACCAACTATAGAAGGTTCTGATATCACATAAAAGTTACTCAAATTATTTGATGTATTATCATATCTTGTATATACAGTATTTGTTGTCCAAATGTTTTTTTCTATTACTGGTGCTATATCATTAGTAGATAATTTTTTACCAAATATCATCAACCAATTATTTAAAAATGTATTATCATAATCATTATTAGCTACATTTGGAACCGTATTTGAGTACTCTACTGGATTAGCAGCAAAGGCATAATAATGAGATGTATTAGATGAAATACCATTTGTAATTTCATCAAAAAGTAATTTGTAATATGGAGAAAGTAATTTACCCATTACTTACCTATAACATTAAAATAAACATCAGTAACTGTATCGTTAGCTGTTCTTATTTCTGCGCTTGTGTTATTTTGTGAGATAACAGCAGCCGTATAAGTACCAGTTGCATTACTGGTTGCTATTACAACATAAGAATTTGTAGTGTAAGCATCAGTAAATGTTACTGTACCTGTGCTACTATTTGCTGATACCGTTCCCCAATTCATTTTAAACCCATTAGGAAGATATGTATAACCATTGGCACCATCTGTTGAAGAACCTAATGTTAAAGTATTGGAGGTAACATTAGCAGAATTTACCTTTATATGAGATGAATTCGCATAAGCATTAACTGTAGAATTACCAACAAAAATATCTCCAGCTGTTATTGAAACATTAGAAGTTGAATTGGCGATATATAAAGTTGAAACACTATGAGAAGTATTTACAGTAGAATTACCAATAGCTAATGATGCTGGTGTTAAAGTAGAAGTTGATGTTGAATTAACAACTACAAAATTAGTAGAGTTAGCAACAGAGTTAGCTGTTGTGTTGCCAGTAACCATACCACCAGTGTTAGAAACTACTGTATTTACTGTCGAATTACCAACAGTAACTGCACCAGTCATAGTAAATGACGTGTACATTTCATTAAAGTTATCGTTAACGATATCCATAGCATCTCTAATGGTATCTCCTGTACCATCATTTGGAGATGAACCTATATTGATTGTTTGCTGTGCCAATTTATTTCTCCTTTAAATATAATATTTATCTACCGTAACGATGCTATCAGAAGTTATATTAGTTTCAGAGGTAAGCAAATACACAAAAGGATTTCTAGAATCAGAAGTTACTATAGTAGAATCAGAGGTTAAATATGTATCATCTACAGTGTATGTTTCTTCTATTCTTACACTTTCCTCTATTATAGAGCTATTGCTTTCTCCAATAAGGTATTTTAGGTATTTACCGAATAATTCAGTACCAGTATTATGGAATGTATTATAAATTATATCTTTGTATTTATTTAAAGTTCTTGCAACTTTTATCTCATAAGAATAATCTTGATAATAAAAACTATCTTGAATGTATTTATCAGAATTTAAGAAACCATCTGTAGTTTGCCAAAATCCCTTCGCTCTACCTAAACCACCTTTTTCAACTCTTCCTATTACTTCACTTACTGTGTTAAATTCTTGAAATTCTGCTTGTAATACACCACCAGAACCATTCGCGGTTATTACTCTGACATTAGGAACATTTTCGTAACCTGAACCAGCATTAACAATTGTCGCTGATGTTATTGAACCGTTACTATCAGTTGTAATATATCCATTAGCAACAATACCTGGTCTTCCGCCCGAAAAAATAATTTCTTCAATGTTTGAATAATTTGTACCACCTGACAGTATTACTAAATTATTTGAAATAGAACCATAAAGGTATGCTTTTATTATTTCACCTTCAACATATCCTTTACCTGAATCAATTGCATAAGTATCTGCTATAGAATCATTACCGATGTTAGGAAAAGCTGTTATAACTTCATTTTCTCCGTTAATACTCCCATCAATACTAAACATTTCTTCTTCATAAAATGCATATTGAGAAGGTAAAACTGTAGGAGATGCCATATATTCAGCAGAAGCTGTAGAATTTAAAGAAGGTGGCCCATATAGAACTAAAGAAGTGTTTGAACTAACTTCTTTAATTACTGCAAATTCTAATGATGAGGATAATGAAGAATTTGCTCTTAAAGCTATAACATCATCATTAGCAAATACTGATTCAAACTCTGTACTAGTTCCAGAAACAGTATTTGAAGATGTATCGTAGGAAATAGAACCTTGTAATGGTTTTGAAAGTTGTGTTGATCTCACAAATACATTTGCAAAAGTATCATAATTATTTCCTGTTGTTATATTTCCTAAATTTAATATTGAACCGAATGTATCAGTTTCATATGAAAAACATTCTAATGTTGAAGATAAATTGGCAGAATTATCTCCAGGAAAATTAAACGTAGAAGAATCTAAAGATAAGTTAGAGTAATTACAAATTATATCTGTATTATAAGTTAATGTTTTTACTGAAGATATTGTTTGTATCGTGAA